CTGATATTGACGATGGCTGTAAAGCCCTCGCTAATACGTTATATGCTGTACGTGACCGGAAATTTGTTTCGGCCATTGCGGAAGATCGTGTGATCACCGCTGGTACACCATTGAACTACATAATTAGTGGTAACGTTATCAATTACTTGCTAAGGGAGCGTAGAAGGTACTATGTATCAGTTAGATACTATGGCCTAGTCGGTGCTCCCCAGAAGGATGTATTCTCATACAGTCGTTCTGGATTAACGAGTAGTGAGTTTATTCCAACCATCTGGGAGTTGATCCCGTACTCTTTCCTAGTGGATTATTTCTCCAATGTTGGGGAGATAATTCAGGCATTTAGTCATGGCAGCTATAACTGTCTGTGGGTAAACCGCGGCATCTGTACCATTAGCGAAAGCTATTGGGAGGATGTTGCGGCCGACCTCATAGTAGTCCCGCCGTATGTTGACTCAGTGCAGTATTGGTCTCCTGGGACCAGGTCTTCTTACTCAAAAAGAAACGTATCGAGAGCCCAATATTCGGGTACTAGGATTCCTAGTCTCGAATTTCAAGTTCCTGGTATGTCTACAAAGTGGATTAACATGTCCGCTTTGCTCTTCACGAGTAGGAAGGTTTCTGCCTCAATAAGAGGTTAACCCTTTGTTCTCTGAAACTTGGAGCCTTTTATGACATGGTCACCCGATAGTTCCATTACCGGTGGGGCACAGTCGGGCTTTACGTCTCCTACGTTTACTAACGTGGATGACACAGCCCCTTCTGTGAACGGAAAACAGCGAGCCGTTACCGCGATTGGCGGATCTGGTTTTACTGCTTCCGCAAATACCATCTCGAAACCCTTTACGAGTACGTTCTACAAGCCGACGACGCCAAAAGCGTTGCCGCCTGCGAACCCTAATACAGGGCTAAGAGGTGCTATCCCAAATAATCAGTATAAGCTGATCATCCGTAAGGGTGGTCTTGCTGCTGCTGATGTGCCCGTCACGCTGATCGTTCGATTGACAATCGACGTTCCTGCGGGGATGGACTCTTACAATCCGGACGAAGTCCGGGCAGCGATGTCGTACCTTGTCGGCCTCCTCAGTGAGGAGTCTGCCGATTTGGGCGACACCGTGGTTACCGGCGTCTTGTAATGAGGCGCCGTTCAACCCGTGCGAAGATCAGTTGGATAACTATCCTGCTGATTCTAGCACTTGCCGTTTTAGGGGTTGACCCTAAAACCTTTCTCACTCTTATGTGAGGTTGTAAGATACACCGGAGCAAATTTTATGGCTATTAGGCCTGAAGTCTTGTACTCATTGCTGTTAGAGGATCTCTCTGACACATATGGCCCTGCGTTCATCACTGATTGCAGAGGCCCGATGTGGCCAGACATGACCCCTTTCGAGTGCGCTGGTTACAGTATTTATCACAGCTTCCTCAAAAAGGTAGCAACTGGTAGGACTCGTAGCACAGATTTACGCGCGGAAGAGAAGTTCCTTGCATGTAACACATCATGTGAGGGATGGGCGTTGCCAGATCGATATGATCTGAGGACCGAAGTTCTATTAGGCGAAGTAAGACGCGCCGTATACGAATTTTGGTTCAAAGACGGGGAACCTCTTACTGAACACCCGTTCGATGCTCTCCGAAATGGAAGCACCGGGCCAGGTGTGAGTATTGGTTCCGAAGGGAATAGTTTTTATGCTAAACTCTTCAGTTCCCGTCTAACATGCACCGATCCAAC